ATGAAATGATTAAAGAAAGAATTGCGAGAGAAAGAAAGAAATTTGAAACTGAGAAAAAAGAGCTGGAGAGAAAGCACGGAGAAACAATTGAAGACTATGAGGCCAGAATTAATAATGCTAATCTTACTGCAGAAGAGAAGTATAACAAGAGCCTTGCAGAACTTCAGAAACAGCTTGAAAGTTCAAATTCGGAGCTTGCAACTATGAAAACTAATGAACTGAAAAAAGCGGCATTAGGGAAATACAAAATCCCTGATAGTTTTTTAGAAAGTATTTCCGGGAACACGGAAGAAGAAATTGAAAATAGCGTAAAATCCTTTTCCGAAAACCTTTCCACTTATCTCAAAACACAGAGCGGAGGGGTTCCAAACAGTCTAAACGGTGGAAGTAACGGAGAAGAGAATAAAAAAGATACAGGACTTGAAGCGTTTGACAAGGCTTTCAGTTCTTTTTAATTTTAAAAGGGAGATGATTAAAATATGGCAATGGTTTACACGCAGATATTTGCAGATAAGATTGATGAAAGATTTACAAGTGATGCAGTATCACAGAAAATAGTAAATAATGATTACACTTTCGTAGGAGCTAAAACTGTAAAAGTGACTTCAATTAACACAGTTGACAATAAGGATTATAACAGAAACACAGGTTATGGGAATGCGGATGTCCTGGAGAATTCAATGCAGGAAATGACACTGACTAAGGACAGGGGGTTTAAAATACTACTGGACAAAATGGACGAGGATGAGACAAAAATTAAGGCAGGAGAAGTGCTGGCAAGACAGTTGAGGGAGAGAGTAATTCCTGAGATTGAGAAGTACAGATTTGAAACAATTCTTAAGACCTGCGATACAAAATCACAGACAGTAACAGGACTTGCGGCCAACAACGCATACAACAAATTCCTGGAAGCACAGGAAAAATTAAATGATGCGGATGTACCTCAGAACAGAATCGCTTATGCCACACCTGAGTTTTTAACAAAACTGAAAAAGGACGAGAACTTCGTCAAGGCATCAGACATCGGGCAGAATATAAAAATAAACGGATTAGTAGGAATGGTTGATGGAGTGCCGATAGTAAGGGTCACTAAAAAATGGATGGAGATTAAAACAGGAGTAGGTGGGGCTACAACTAAAAATTACGGTTGTTTAATAGGGCACAATTCGGCAACGGTTGGTCCTGTGAAATTAGCTGAATATAGAGTAGTTACAGATTCAGAAAATTATTCAGGAACTTTATTTTTAGGTAGATTTTATTATGACTGCTTCGTACTGAATAACAAAGTAAAGGGTCTAGTTGCAATTGAAGCGTAGGTAAAGTATGGTTAAATACCATACTTTTTCTATTTTGAAAAGGTGGTAGAATTGACTGAAATAATTGATAAAGTTTACGAAAAAATAAAAATTATATCTGATGTGAGCTTGAATGAGGCAAAAACCAAGTTTATTATCGAAAGTGTCATCCAGGACTGCATCAACTATATGAACCGAGAAGACTTTCCGGAGGAACTGATAACCCCTACAGCCGTATATATCCATAAATACAACTTTGATAAAAACAGAAATATAAAATCCATGAAAAGCGGAGAGAGGCAGGTTGAGTTTGTCACAGGCTTAAATGGTGATGCTGAATTTAGAAAAAGTTTGAACCGTTTCAGGAAGCTCGGAGTTGTGAAATAGGAGGTGTAAAATGCTTAATGAGTTTTTTAATACCGATACGATAGTTGAAGTTAAAAGGAATACAAAATCAAAAGATGAATATGGATTGACAGATCAAGGCTGGAAAGTTGTTTACACTAATATTAAGTGCCAGTTAAGTGTAGGGATTTTGAGAGCTACTGAAAATGGGATTATAAACAGTTCCAGGAACACATATAAAATACTGGTCGATAATGGTGCGGACATAAAGCAGAATGATATTCTGCTGGTAAATAAAGGCGGTATAGAATATAAATTTAAAGCCGGTAAACCAATAAAATATACTGATCTTTTGGAACATCAGGAGATAGCAGTGGAGGAAGTGGAAAGAAATGAAACTTAGTGGAGACTGGGAGAAACTGGCAAAAAAATTAGAAAAACTGCATACCGACACTCCACAGAAAGTAGAAATGACACTTAAACAGGTTGCCGAGCAGACAATAAAGGAAGTAAAAGAAGAAACGCCAGCAGATACAGGTCAGCTAAGAATGGGCTGGCACAGGGAAAATGGCGAAGGTTTAAAACAGATAATTTACAACAATGTTGAATACGTGAACCATGTTGAATACGGCCACAGGGTAGTTTATTACGGTAAGAAAACAAACAGTGTGGTACCTGGAGTATTCATGCTAAAAAGGACAATGGATAAATTAGAACCTGTGTTCAGGAACAGCATAGGCTCAACAATAAAAGCGGAGTTTGATAAATAATGGAATTTATGGATTTTATAAAATCATTAAGCCGTAAAATAGACAGTTTTACAGGTAAGGAAGTCGGAATCGATAATATAAATAATTTAGAAAGACCAGCATATTTTATTCAGGTTATTGACTATAAAAAAGAGTTTTTTGCAAATCATAAAGAGAAAATACATGTCAGTATTGATATTGTATACATCCCTGAAAATGACGAGAATAATAAGGCGGAAATATATAATGCACTTGATAATCTGAATGATATGTTTGATATTAAAGGAAATAAGATTTTAAAAGTTAAGGATAGAAATCTGACTTTAAAAAACGAGAACACGAAAGTGGTGGATGGGCTAGGTCATTACATTTTTGATTTGGATTTATTTGACGTGTACGGAGAAATACCAAAGCAAAATATAGTGAATGGCCTGAAATTAAAATTTAAATAAAACAGGAGAGTGATAAAATGGCAATAGTGGGACAGATTAATGCGAGCCCAAGCGTTAATATCGAATTCAGAACGCTGGCAACAACAGCTATCCAAAGAAGTGAACGGGGTACCGTATGCCTGATTCTGAAAGATAAGAAAGCTACACAGAAATGGTATATCTTTAAAACAATAGCGGATGTTGAATCTAAAAACTGGGATGCAAAAAGTATAAAATACATCAACTTGGCTATGCACTACGGAGCATTTAAAGTATTGGTCAGAGTTGTGCAGAATGAAGAGGCTATGGATAAAGTGCTGAAGGATTTAGAAATGAAAAAATTTAACTGGCTGGCTTATCCAGGAGCTATAGAAACGGAAGACCAGACAATCGTGAACTGGGTTAAGCAGCAGTTCGGAACTACCGGGCCAATCGGAAAAACAGTCAAATATGTGTCAAGCTATGCGAACAAAACAGATCATGTGGCTATTGTGGAACTTGGGAATGGCGGGACATATAAGTCCATCTACGGTGATTTCACAGCTCAGGAATATACGGCGGCTATAGCAGGACTTATTGCAGGAATGCCGTTAAACCGTAGTGCTGATAATCATGTCATGAACGATTTGAAAGAAGTTGAAGACTATGAACCTAAAGTTGGTAAATTCAGCTTATACATGGACGAAGACATGGTCAGGGTAAATTATGGAGTTAACTCAAAAACAACATTTGACAGTACTTGGAAAAAAGACACTAGAAAAATCAAAGTCGTTGAAGGGATGTGCTTTATTGTAGATGACATAAGGGACACGTTCAAGAAATACTGGATTGGAAATTATATCAATGATTATGACAATAAAATGAATTTCTGCTCAAACGTAACAAAAGTATATTTTAAGGAAATGTCGCCAAATGTACTGAACGGGGATTATGACAATAAAGTGGAAATAGATTTTGAAGCTCAGAAAAGAGCGGTTATAGCGGATGGACTGGATGTAGATACCATGACTGAGCTGGAGATATTGCAATACACTACCGGGGATGATGTATATCTGACAGGTGATGTGAGATTTGCTGACACTATGGCATCACTTAGTCTGTCAATGTTAATGTAATAATGGAAAGGAGCTGATATAATGTCGGAAAATATAAGAGGGAACAGAACTATAACAGGAGCTTACGGAGAGTTGTGGCTTGACAATGAGAAAGTAGCTGAACTGAAATCAATAGAAGCTAAAATTTCGGCTGAAAGAGCGGATGTCCAGCTGGGACTTTCGATTGACAGTAAAATTACAGGATTAAAAGGGGAAGGTACCCTGACAATCTTTAAAGTCTACACAAGGGGTAAGAAAATACTTGAAAACTGGGCAAAGGGTAAGGATACCCGAAGCAGAATAGTGACATCAATAAAAGACCCTGACAGTTTTAGGGGTCAGGAAGAGAGAGTGTCAATTGACAATGTCTGGTTCAATTCAGTTGAACTGGCCAAATTTTCAAGAGGGGAAATAGTGGAGGAGGAAATACCTTTCGGATTTACCCCAAGCGACGTCAGATATGAAAATTCTATAAAATAAAAAAAAAAGGCAGGTATAATATGAAAAATATATCGATAGAAATGTTGCTGGAAAACAGTAAAAAGTTAGCAGAGAAAAAAACGGTAAAGGTAGAAGTGGCTGAATTAGGCGGAGTTTTAGAGCTGGAAGTACTGAACAGAATGGAAATACTGGATATTTTAACTAATGGCAGTAGTACAGATAAGGATAGTGAAGTGGTTTACACGGCAGGAAAGATTTTCAAGGATGATAAATTAATCACTCAGTTAGGATGTGAAATGAATCCGGCAGAAGTTGTGCCGAAAGTATTAAGTCATTCAACAATAACAGGTATTTCGGAACTGCTTATGAAAAAAGCCGGATGGAATGAAAAATTTACAGTTGAAGAAGTGGTTGAAGAAATAAAAAACTAATTAAGGGCGACTGGAAAGCAAGAACAGTCGCTCACTATTTAAATTGTGGGCACAGCTTACAGAGTTTAAGGGAACTGAGTAATTCAGACTTGTTATTCATGTTCCTTATGATTGGAGGTGTACCGGAGAATGAGTGAATATAAATTGAGTGCCCTGCTCGAACTGAAAGACAAGTTTTCAGGTACAGCACAGAAGGTAGGGAGCTCACTTAATGAATTAAAAAATAAGACTACCGGGGTAACAGATAAGCTTAAAAGCTCTTTTAACGGGGTAAAAGGTGCATTAGCAACTGTCGGAGTGGGTATCGGAGCAACTGCCGTAGTTGGAGTTTTAAAATCATCTCTCCAGTCTTATGCCGATCTGGAAGACCAGGTGAGAAGAAACAGGGCTATAATGAGTGCTTCAGCAGAGCAGGAAAAACAGCTCATGCAACAGACAAGAGATTTAGGCCGTTCAACTAAATTTACAGCACAGGAAGTAGCTGAAGCACAGATGTATCAGGCAATGGCAGGTATGAAAACAAACGAAGTACTGGAAATGACACCTAAACTTTTAAAAATGTCGATTGCGGCTGGAAGTGATTTTGCCCAGACTTCCGACATAGTGACGGATAACCTGTCAGCTTTCGGTATGTCGATAGGCGAAGTTGACAGACTTATGGATGTAATGGTTGCAACAAGTAACAACGCAAATACTAATGTTCAGATGTTAGGGGAGGCATATAAATATGTTGCGGCGAGTTCAAGGAATTTTGAGAGCTTTGAAAATGTAAATATACTGCTGGGAGTACTGGCGGATAATGGGATTAAGTCGGGACAGGCAGGGCGGAACTTGGCAGCGATTTACAGAAGACTTGCCAATCCATCAAAACAGGTGGCGAACGCTCTGACAGACCTGAACATTCAGCTCTATGACCAGCAGGGAAAATTTAAAGGGCTAAAAACAATATCCGATGAACTGAAGAAAGCTACAGCAAATCTTACTCAGGAAGAAAGAAACAGATACTTGGCAATAATAGCTGGCGGAGAAGGTATGAAAATACTTGATTCCCTTATGGGAACTACTGAAGAAAATTACAACAAAGTTGCCAACGGAGTAAGAAATGCTAAAGGCGCGACAGATAAATTTGCTGATGAAATGAGCAACACGACAGCAAATAAGATTGCACAGTTCAAGTCTGCCCTGGATGACCTGAAGATATCAATAGGTGAAGCTTTTGCCCCTATCGCAACAAAATGGATGGAAGACTTCATGAAAAAAATTGAGGAATGGCAGAAGACTGGAGCGTTAGACCCTGATAAACTGAAAGGTACGGCCGACGGCATAGTAAAGGCTGCAGAAATAGGAATGCGCGGCATTGCAGGAGTGAAAGGTGCAACATGGGGGGCTTCACTGGGAACGGCAATTGGAGGACCTGTAGGAGCCGCAGTAGGTGCCGCAATAGGTGGTGCAATAGGTTATTTTTCGCCGGATATAGTGAAAAAACTGATTGAACCTAAAAACGAAAAACTGGAAAAGGAAAAACGGGATGCGATAAATAAGGCATTTGATGTTTCTTCAAATACAAATCGTTATATGAAAGGCAGTGGTTACAGCTACATGGGTCACAATGTGGATCTGAGGACAGATGCGGAGAAAAAAGAAGATGCAAGAATTGCAAGGCAGAAGGAATATGCAAGGAAATCATATGAAGCCATGCCCGTGATAACGTTGGATGTGAGGGCGATACAACAGCAACTTGGAATATTATCGCAACAGAACATGGGGATTACTCAGCAGGATAAAACAGCACAGTTAACCAGTGCGATTAGCCAACTTTTATCTAAACAGCAGAACACTAACCCGTTACAACCACTGGACACTACAGCTATAACCAATGCCCTCAGTACAGGGCTGAGCCCTTTAAACGGTTTACCTAATCTTTTAAATAACAGATTAAATATGATGCAACCACAACAGCTGATACCCCAACCAGTATCTGTAGAACAGATTATCAATCATGAGGCCAACGCACAGATAGCGGCACAGCTGTCAAATATAACTATAAACGATACGGCTAAAATTGAGAGTATAGCTAAGCAGATAGCTGAAAAAGTCAGTCAGAATACATATAACACCATGATGTCGAACTTACGTGCACAGATTCAGGCGTCGCAATAAACAGGAAAGGAATTTTATAAAGTTATGAGACCAATATTCATGTTGCTGTACGATACAGACCCGTTTATTTTTACAATACCCCCTTTAGATTTTAAGATTACAGGCAGTCAGAACAGTGAGGTTGTAAAGATTTTAGATGTAGGGGAAGTAGCATTGATAGGGGAAAAGAATATAAAAAAAGTAAGCTTTTCCACATTTTTACCCGCCAAAAAATCTAAGTTTTACAACATGCTATTCAACCGGCACTCCCCCATGAGCGGTATAAAGAAGCTGGAGAAGTACAAGGATAATAAAGAAGTCCTGACCCTAATAGTTCCTAACTACAGTATTTATTTTAAATGCCATATCGAACAGCTGGATTATGAAATAAAAGAAAGGACGGGAGATGTCGATGTTTCACTCAGTCTGATAGAGGCAAGGAAGCAGACAAGGTTAATCGATGACGTTAATGAGCTTTACGAGAGGCATACAGGGAGAACTTCGCCGATTAAAGAGTATCAGCTGGAAGAGAGGTTCGAAAATATTAAGTCCGGCTTGAAGGATAAGATAAAAGGAAAAATTGACAGCCTGATAAATTCTAAAAAATAAAAAGGATTGGGAAAAATGCTGAAGATAGTTGTTAATAATGAAGAACATATTAAAAAGTTTGAAAGAATAACTTGGAAAGGCGGAATAAACGGCACTTCGCGGACATTGGAAGTGAGATATTTAGATGACAGCACAATTGCTAAACTGGGTGATAATGTAGAATTTTACGTTGATGAGGATAAACTGTTTATTGGTAAAGTTTTTTCCGTGGAAGTGACTGGGCAGAGTCAAATCAAAACTTTCAGCTGTTTTGACAACTCCATATATCTGAATAAAAACTATTTTGTGAAAAACTTCAATAGGAAAAAGCCATCGCAGATATTAAAAGAGATCTGCGGAGAGCTGAAACTGGAGGTGGGAAATTTACCGAAGGATATAGTTGACTGCACATATCCCGCGGTTAACCGTAGCGGGTATCAGATAATCCTGAACGCGTATACAATACAGCACAGGAAGGATAAAAAAATATACTCGATTGTCAGCAATGACGGGAAAATAGAAGTGATAGAACAGGGAGCGATGGCAGACGTACTGCTACATTCCGAACAGGATATAAAAAGCTCAAAATACGGTGAAGATATCGAAAAAATGGTAAATCAGATTGTCATATATAAAACTGAAAAAGAAAAGCAGCAGATAGTGGATAAGGTGGAAAATAAAGAAGACAAGGAGAAGTACGGTTTATTTCAGAAAGTGATGCAGTACGACAAGGACAGGGATAACATCAGTAACGCTAAGGAAATGCTGAAAAGCGTTGAAAAAACAGGAAATATTACCTGTCTTGGTAATGTTCTGATTCAGAGCGGCTATTCGATTGGAATTCATGAACCCCATACAAACCTTGTCGGCAGTTTTTTAGTAAAAAATGACACGCATATCTGGGAAAATGACGTATATTACTGTGATGTGGAGCTGGCTTTCGAGAATGTGATGGATAAAACTGAATTTGAAGACAAGCCGAAATCCAAAAAATCTAAAAATAAAAAAAGTAAGAAAACTAAAAAAGAAAAAGCAGGAAAAAAGGCAGGTGGTAAATAATGAGCATGTTTGAGATTCTAAACGATATGATTGACAACGGAGTGCAACAGCAGGCGAACAACTTTATAAGGGCGAGTGTTACCAGTCCGCCACCTGGATTGAAAATAAAATTTGATAATGTGGAAATACCTTCGGAGCAGATATACTGCTCTAATTTTTTATTGCCGAATTATCACAGACTCTATAAGATAGATGGTGTGATTGATGAGATAACTATTGATGCATCTACCCAGACAGAAACTGCTAACGGACCCGCTCCGCATACTCACGGGCATTCCACAGTTAAAGGTTCGGGAACATATAAAAGCCACAAGGATATATGGTTTGAGGATACTTTAAAAGTCGGGGATGAGGTGCTGGTACTGATATTAGGCGTGCACTATGTGGTAGTCAGTAAAATAGTAAAAATGCCAAGCAACGCAATAGAAGGGGTGTGATTATGGATTTTGAAAAGTTGTTCTTAAAACAGAACGAAAAAAAAGAAAAAAAGGAATTACCCCCGTTTAAAGAATATGCAATTAATTTTGATACGCTGGAACCTTTGAAAAACGGGGATAACCTTGTTGAATTAAACGGAAATGAAGCACTCAAGGTATGGATATTCAAGGCACTTAAAACTAAAAGGAACTTTTACGGGATACACTCTGACAGCTATGGGAATAACTTGGATGAGCATATCGGAACGATATATCAGGAAAGCATAAAAAATGCCCTGATTATCTCAGAAATCAAAGATTGTCTGCTGGTCAACCCGTATATTTTGGACTGCTATAATTTTGATTTGAGCTACAACAGCGATGACAATCACCTGGAAGTATTTTTTAACATATCTACTGTCTATGGAGAGAGCGAGGTGAACTACATTGAATAAAATAGAAGCTAGGAATACTTTTTTAGCCAACCTGGAAAATAATTTTTCAAAAATAGAAGGGTCTTTTAATTTCGACATAGCGAGTGCTTACGGAATAGAAGCAGAGAGCATATATAAGTCACTGGAATACTGGGTCAATCAGACTTTCATTGATACGGCGACAGAAGACGAATTTATAGATTATCATGCGATGCTCTTTGGGGTAACGAGAAAGCAAGGAACTAAGGCAAGAGGAGAAATAACGATAACCGGGAAAGCTGACACTACAATAACTGCAGGAGCGATAGTGCTGAAAACTAACAGCACAAAATATAAGCTGCTTTACGATACAACCATAGCATTCAATGGAAAAGCAGTTGCAGAAGTAGAATGTTTACAAATTGGAGAGGTCGGAAACTGTGCTGTAGGTGAGATAGCGAATTTCGAAATAGCTAATGCTGACATCTTTACAGTGACTAACGAAAAAGCTTTTACAAACGGCTATGAAAAAGAGCCTAACGACAGCCTGATATTAAGGGCGAAGGAAAGGATATTAAAACCGGCTCATAGCGGTAACATATATGACTATGAAAAATGGGCAAAGGAAATAGACGGAGTGGGTAAAGTGTTAGTTGAACCGTTATGGAACGGGAATGGAACAGTAAGAGTAAGAATTTCAAATTATAACAACACCTTAGCTGATAATGAATTGATACAGAAAGTAAAAAGAAGGATAGAACAGATTGACGGGAGGCCGATTGGGGCAGATGTTACTGTGACGAGTTTTGACGGCAAGAATATAGCCATATCTGTGAGTGTTATTTTAAGCCCAGGATTAAAGTTAAACACTGTATCAGACCGAATAAGCTCAAAAATAAAACAGATGATAAAAGATAATTCGGCACTTTATACTTTGAACAACAAGGAAATACTGTCCATTAACAGGGTTGAAAAGATAGCTTTATCTATTGACGGAGTTGAGGACTGTAAAGTACTGATAAACAATGACAGCAAAAACATTACAGTGGACAGCAACGAGATATTAATAGTGACTGGGGTTGTTATTAATGAACAGTAAAATAAAAGTGATTTCCAAAGTTGCAAGGAACAGTCTGCAGGTTGACTTGATAAAAAGTTTAATAATAGAGGCTCAAAAAATAAGAAACGATATTGAGAAATACAGGGAGTTTATATTTTTAAACTTTTTTAACGAGGAACAGATTCTAAAATATGAAAGATTTATGGAACTAGGATATGATTCAGGATTGAGTCTGCAGGACAGGAGGGAAAGGATCCTGTTTCGTTTATTGTCAAAGCGGATATTTTCTCCGGACAACTTAAAAGAACAGGCCAGAATATTTACAAATGGGGAAATTGAAGTTACAGAAGTATTTGACGAGTATTATTTTATCATAAAATTTACGAGCATATACGGAATTCCGCCCAACTTAAATAATTTTATCAATTTTATAGAACTGAATAAGCCTGCCCATCTGGGCTACAAAATAGTTTACAGTTACATGACCTGGGACGAATTTGACAGATATAACAAGACCTGGGACGCTTGGGACAGTTTAAATTTAAATTGGAATGACAGAGAAAAATATAAGGAGTAGGAGGTAAAAAATGCCAGCACAGAAAAAAACAACACTGGGCCTTAATCAATGGATAGGAAGTGAATATCCAAAACGGATAGATTTTGTTGAGGACAACAAAATAATAAATAATGAACTTGAAAATAGAGTGAAATACACCGACCTTGCGGAAGAAAATAAAGCTGGAATAATAACGTATGCAAAAATTAAAGAAATCGCACCTAGACCTGATTTATCGCCGTATATACCTTTTGACAAAGGGTATAGAAACAATAATAGAAATGATTGGGTAATAAGGGGAAATAATATTGATTTTTGGACGCCTCGTCATCACTATATGTATGATGAAAACGGGAAATATATGGGTGCGTATCATTTAAATGGTAGTGGAGCTTTTTATAAAGCGCCACAGCGGAATAATGACGCTTGGAACAGATTAATGGACGAACACGATATGATAATAAGGGATAACAGAATGAACGGGATAGATGCTGACAGAGTAGATTTAAGAAATCATATTAACAGATTATGGAGTGCAAGAGACACGGACACAGTTTTAAACATACGTCTTGCTGGATACATTCAAGCTGAAGTGCAGAGAAATGAAATGCGTGAACGTAATGGTTATGTTGTAACTGGCGGAATTAATGACGACAGGAACTATACACTGGACTATTTACAGTTCAGGGCGTTACAGATGTACAGAGCTGGAAACTGGGTAAATGTACCATTCGTATAAAAAAAGGAGGCAAAATGAAATTTGAAGTTAACGAAGTCAAAATAATTGAAGAGGAAGACGGATTTAAGTATTACGGAATTTTCGACAAAGAAAATAAGGACTGGTACGAGGAATTAAAAAAGTTTGATAAAGATACTTTAAAAGTTATGTACAATAAAGACACTCAATTAGTCTTAAGCACAAATACAGACGCTTCAATGTTGGCTCCAACGATGCCTGGAGATATTGTTGAAGAAATAGAATATCAGGAAGTTGAAATAGCTCCTGATAACTATCTTCTTGATGGTAAAATAGTAAAATTAAAGGAATGCGAAACAATAAAAGATGGAAAGATAGTATTTAATAAAGATTTTAAACTTGATCAGATAAAAAAGGAATTATCTGAATTAAAAGTTGAATACTCTGAAAGAGAATTTCTGTTTAAGGGCAAGTATTTACAGAAAAATAGAGAAAAAGGCGACAGGGATAGTCTCACAAGTCTGATTTTATTGTTAACGATTACTGGAAGAAAAGAAACAAGTGAATGGAAGTTAATTGATAAAGATACTAGGGAACATGTTTATCCGACTCTGACACTTGATGACTTTAAGCTGATGGCATTTCACATGCAGTCGCAGTTATCAAAAGCATTAAAGACAGAAAGTGAAATTATTGCTAGACTAAAAACTTTATCAGATGAAGAACTGAAACTTTTTAATGCAAGAGAAGAATTTGAAAAGTTATGGGAAAGTTAGGAGGTAATATGCAACTTGAGAGAGATAAGTTATATATCAGTTTTCACAGACCAAAAAGCATAGTGGGATTTTTAATATCTGCATGGACACTTGGAAAATACTCACACTGTGAGTTTATCTATAATAATCAAGTTTTTCTTTCAAATCCAGGTGGAGTTAGAAAAAGACCTTTTAAATATCAGAAAAACTTTGAAATTTTTGAAATGGATAGCAGCGTCAGAGCTGAGGATATTGTAGAGTTTTATAATACAGCACAAGGTAAAGGGTATGATTACCTCGGAATTTTAGGGCAATTTTTCTATGCAAGTAAAGTGCAGAATGATGATAGATATTTTTGCAGTGAATTTTGCCTGAACGCTATTGATTATGCTCTGCAGTTTACTTTAACATATAAACTTAAATCATTAAAAGACAGGGTTGGTTATCAATTTAATCCATCCAAATTATATAGATATTTAAAAGAAATGGAATTAATAAAAGGAAAGGTGGAATAGAAATGAGAGATGTAAAGGAACTTATAGGAACAGAAATTATGGAAGGAGGAAAAACTTTAAAGATAACAGGAGTTGAAATTGAAGGAGAAAATATTGTTTTGACGACTGAAACAGTTGAAACAGTAGAAAAAAAGAAATTTGTACTATCTCAAAGAAGTTTAAACAGACTTGAGGGGGTGCATCCAGCTTTGCAGACTTTAATAAAATTGGGGATAACGGACAGTCCTCATGATTTTATGGTAGTGCAAGGACTGAGAACAGCAGCTTATCAAAATGAACTATATCAGCAAGGAAGAACTAAACCTGGTCCGAAAGTGACGAACTGTGACGGTTATAAAAGCAAATCTAATCATCAGGCAAAAAGTGATGGATATGGTCATGCAATAGATTTTGCAATTTATGACCCTACATTGCCTGATAAAATTGACTGGGATAATAATAAAAAATATAGGGAAGTAGCAGATCATTTGAAAAAAGTAGCAAAAGAAAATGGAATAAACATTGTATGGGGAGGTGACTGGGTAAAATTTAAAGATTATCCACATATTGAATTAGTTTAAGACTTAATTTTTTGAAATTTTAAGTCTAAGAAAATTTATAGACTCAAAAAAA